TTGTTAAAGGAACAATAGGAGAGACCCTTGTTTGCACGGAGTTACAGTTATGACAAAAAAACTACAGAAAGACAGTAAGTATGCATTAGCTGATGCTGATGGAGATGGGATAGTTACAGACGAAGAGATGGATCGCCATGCCACCTGGATCAGGCTTGAGAACGAAGATAAACAAGCTGACACACAAAGAATGATGGCTATTGTTTCCATGTTTGTATCTATTATAGGTGTAGCATTTTTGTTGCTTCCAGTAATTTCTCTTGACAGAATGGACGCAATATCTTCAGTATTATCTACATTTCTAATTGCTAATACTGGAATAGTTGCGGCATATATAACAGGTTCTGCATTATCTAAAACAAAGATGAAATAGGAGAATAAAATGGGAAAAGGACAAAAGCATTATTTTAAAGATGGTAAAGAGTTTAAGGGAAATACTCATAAAATGCCTAACGGTTCTTTGCACACAGGTTTAAAACACACTAAAGGTTCTAAAGTAGTAGTACACTTTAAGGAACTTTCAAAAACATCACAGAAGAAAGCAGGGGGATAATATGTTTGGATTATTAGGCACAATTCTAGGATTTGCATCATCGGCTGTTCCAGCCATCACAGATTCATTTGCTAGAAAGCAAGACAATAAGCACGAACTAGAGAAAATGCGAACAATGGCTGAATTAAGAGCATCTGGCTATGACCACGATGTTAAAATGTACGAAACAATGGGTGCGGATAATGAACACGACAGACTTATCCAGCACGACATAAGTATTAATCAAGGTGTAGGTTTTATAGCAGGATTACAAAAATCAGTTAGACCTGTCATAACGTATGCTTTTTTTCTTTTATTCGCCACAATAGAGATAACACTTTTATTGGAGGCATTAAAAACTGGTATTGATTTTGCTGAAGCTATCCAAGTTTTATGGGATGATGAGACAAAAGGTATATTTGCAGCTATTCTGGCCTTCTGGTTTGGGTCTAGGGCTATTGATAAAGCAAGGAAAGTATAATGAATTTAGAAGTATTAATAAAGCAATTGGAAATTGATGAAGGCTTAGTTGAAGCCGTTTATTTAGATCACTTAAATTTAAAAACGGTAGGAATTGGGCATTTATGTAGACAAGGTGAACCTGAATACGACATGGAAGTAGGAGATCCTGTAAGCAGAGAAAGAATAAATGAACTTTTTAATGAAGATGTAGAAAGTGTACTTTCCGACTGTAACAGGCTTTATCCTGACTTTGACGAGCTTCCAGAAGAAGCCAAACAAATAATTTGCAATATGATGTTTAATATGGGTTTAGGGCGTTTATCAGCGTTTAAAGGTATGAAGCGTGGTGTAGATGCAAGGGATTGGGAGTCAGCCGCAAATGAGATGGTAGATTCAAAATGGTACACTCAAGTTACAAATAGAGCAGAAAGATTAGTTGAAAGAATGAGACAAATACAATAAACACTAGTAAAACTAATTATTTTTTGTTAAATTAATACAGAAAGGTGGTTTCCTTGTTACAGAACACAGCTAATATGGGTAGATTTGGCGATACAGAGATGGCTCACGTTAGTCCTGGAGAAGTCGTGGTCCCACGTCCAGTTCTGGAAAACAACCCTAATCTTGGTGCTGGAATTGCTACTGCGATTGAAAACATGGGGGGAAACCCAGAGCGTTATGTAGTTGGTTCACAGAGCAACAGCATTAATCCTAATACTGGAAATCCAGAATACTTTTGGAAAGAATTACTTTCTATAGGAAAATCTATTTTCGGCTCTAAAGCGGGGCAAGATATTATTACAAATGTAGCTTTGCAAAAGTTGTTGGGTGGTAAAGTAAATGCAGGGCAAGCCTTAGCTAGTGGATTAGTAGGTGGATTAAGTGGGGATTCAGGTTTTTTTGGTGAAGGAGGAGGCCAACAAAAACCTAAAATAAAAACTGTAGCTAATAAAGCATCAAATCCCGTAGAAAGCATAGCCCCTGTTGCTAAGAGAGCAAAAGCAGAAGGCACAATGGGGATAGGTAGTCTTCTTGGCGATGCAGTAGCAGGTAAAGGAAAAGATAACTTTTTAAGTAATTTATTAAATAGTAAGGGTGGGGAAGCTTTGCTATTTGGTTTAGGTTCAACATTCCTAGATAAGATGTTTGGAAAAGAAGAAGAACAGCCTGGGAGAAGACCTTTTGGAGGAACTACTGAATTTAGACCTATCTTAGGGGGCTATAATTATGGCGGTCAAGTTTACCAAAGAAGAGATGGCGGAATAATGCCTAGTGAGGGTTCGGGTACTGAAGATGATGTTCCTGCAATGCTTACTGCTGGTGAGTTCGTGCTTACTAAAAAGGCTGTAGAGGGTCTTGGCAACGGCAATCTTGATCGAGGTATACAAAACGGTTATAAATTAATGAATAATCTTGAAGGAAAAGCATAATGGCTGAAGTTGTAGAAAGCATTAATCGTCGCCCAGAATACATAGAAGAACGTGAAAAAGCTTTATTAGATCAGATATTCGGAAAATATAACGAAGAAACTGGTGAATACGAAGGCGGCACTATGCAGCAGGAGGATCTGTTCAGAGTACCTGAATACAGACAGCCTGGACTTGACCCTTTAGAAACAAAAGCTCTTGATTTAGCGGGTAGTGAAGGATTTATTAACAGATATTCTCCATATTTCGATAAGTCTACTGAAGCCATAGGTGGCGGCTTAGATACTATGGAAAAGGGTGCGGGATACTTTGATGATGCAAGAACTTCAGTAGATGCGGGTACTGGAACCTTTGATCCTGCGACTGCGACATCTAAATTTATGAATCCATACAGGCAAAATGTTATTGATGAAGCAATGTCTCAAATAGACAGGCAGGGCAAAATAGCACAAAATAATATTTCAGCTAGAGCCATACAGTCAGGGGCTTTTGGTGGTTCTAGAGAAGGCATACAAAGAGCTGAAAATGATAGAAATATTTTGGCTCAAAAATCTCAAACTATAGCTGGTCTTTTAGACAAGGGTTATGGTGACGCTTTAAAAACATCTTTAGGTTCGTTTGAGGAAGAAAAGAAAAGAAACTTAGAAGCAGGTAGATTGACAGGTGGATTAGGATCTTCTTTATCAGGTGTTGGAGCTAACATGGGTAATGTTGGTGGAACTGCTGCTGACGTAGGTAGGGTTTATGGATCTATGGGTCCAAATGATTTAAGGCTTATGGCTGGTCTTGGCGGCGGAAAAAGAGCATACGATGCCGAAGGAATAGAGATAGCCCGCAAAGAGGCTCAAAGGCCACTTGAGGAGGCTACTAGACCTTTAGACTACGGTTACGCCGCGTTAAAGGGAACGCCCTCAGCAGGGATATATAACACTTATAGGCCACAGCCTGCCGCTAATCCATTTTTAAGTGGAATAGGGGCGTACACAGCCATCCAAGGCATTAACCAAGCATAGGGGTACGAAAATGGCTGAATTATTTCCTGAAAGAAAAAACAGACTAAGGCAAGAAGGTCTTGGTGGCCTTAGAGATAACTTTTATAATTTTGCAAAGAAAAGTGGTCAGTCAGTTGGCCCAACTTTAGGTGCTATGCTTAATAGCTATACGGCTGGACTTAATACACTTTTTGGAAGAGATGAAGACGCTATAAGGGATAGAAACCAAAGAGATGCTTATTTAGAAAGAATAAAAACTATACAAAATGATGACGGAACTGCATTTGGTGTTGGAACAAAACCATTTTCAGATTTTGAAATAGAAAAAAAGTTACTTGAAAATCCTTATTACCAAGATTCACCAACTAGTAACTCCTTTCTTTCAGGATTAGGGTTTAACAAAAATATATCTTCTGAAGAGCAAGAACTTTTAGACCAGAAAAAAGCTAGTCTTTTAGCGTCTAGAAAAAAAGTTATTGATAAAAGCAATGATTCAAGTGAATTTAGCAATACTCCAATAGTAGAACCTCTAGAGGTAGATACAGAATTTGAAAGATATTCTGGTCCTTTTGAAGATATTTATGAAACGATAAACAAAAGAGAAGTTGCGCCTAAGAAACAAGCTTTAGCAGACGAAAAAGAAAATTTAGATACATTTCCTAAATTAAGTATAGAAGAAGCTGCACAGGCTGAAGATGCACAAAGAAAAATGGACGCTAAAACTGAAGCTGAAGCTGGGTATGAAGACGGCGGAGAAGACGCATACGAAAAATTACAAAATTCGGCTCTTGAGGATATAGCTAAATCTAAAGGTGAAACAGTAACGCCTGCTACAAGAGAAGAGCTATTAGCAAAATACAAAAAAGAATTTTACGAAGCTACAGGTTTAGATCCAAGTGGTAAAGCAGACAAGAGTTCGGCTTTAATGGCTATGGGTCTTGCTTTAATGCAAAACAAAGCTGGTAAAGGTTTTAATGTTGGTAAGATGCTTAGTGCAGTTGGTGAAGCTGGAGAGAAAGCTCTTCCAGCACTTACAAAGGCTAAAGCTGCGGCTAAAGCCGAAACTGTTGCCGCAGGAAAATATGCTTTAGAAAGAATACAGGCAGGAGAATCTGCCTCCGCCGCTTTAGCAAAAGAAGCGAGACTTTATAAAAAAGAACTATATTTAAAGAAACTAGAGATTGAAAGTGAAGCCGCAAAAGCTAAAGCAAAAGGTATAGAATATAAAAATGTTAGTTCAGATGACGTGGTTAAAGATGTTCCATTAAGTTATGGTGTTGTAGATGGGAGAAGTGTTTTAGCAAAACCTCTAGCAGAATCAAGAGGAATAGTTGGAGCTTATAACAGGTACTCTCACGCTCAAACAATCTTAAATGAGATGGAGAGCAATTTACAAAATTTAGCAAATGCAGATAGTCCTACTTTAAGAAAAATAGTAGATAGGGTTAAAGGAGTTGCTGTTGGATTGGGAATTACTTCAGCTTCCCAGGCGTTTGGGGAAGAATTAATTTCTGATGAAACAAGTACTGATAATAAAAGAAGGCTGTTAATAAATGAATATAAAAGACTTCTTTTACAAGAAAGTCAGGTTTCAGATTTAGATTTAAAAACTCTTGAAGCGTCTTTCGGAAATGCTGGATTGTTTGGAAACGTAGAACAACAAATTGATTCTTTACAAAATATGAAAAATTATTTTAGCACACAGCAAGACAAAACATATGAAGCCCTATTGCAAATGAAACTACCAGAACTTTATACAAATCAAAATGAATATAATAATACGCAAAAATATATTTCAGACAATTTAGACAAAACTTATACAATAATTCCTCTATCACAACAAAGTAATACTAAATCTATTGCAACATTAGATATATCTAAAGGCGGTTAATATGGGTGTTATAACTATAGAATCAAAATATGGACCGATAGATATTAAAATATCTGGTGATGAGCCAACTTTTGAGGAATCAAATCAAATAGAAAAAATTTCTGCTAGACCAGAAAGTTTTTTACCAAAAGAAATAATTTCTGAACGTAGCGCACAATCTGGGGGTGGAAATATATTTGATAGCAATTTTGACACAACTACTGGCGTTCAAGATACAGCTCTAAGAGCAGATTTAAGTAGAGCAGATAGGTTAAGTGAAAAAATAAAAGTATTGCAAGGCAATGGTTTAAGTAGTGAAGATTACACTCAAGATAATAGAGGCCAATTAGCCTTAACACCTTCTGGTGCTAAAAAGTTTGGTATAGAAACAGATAAAAATATAGTTATAGATGAAAGTGGCTTTACTAAAAGTGACATTGTTGATCTTGCTGGTATTGCTCCTGAAATAACTGGCGCAATAGGCGGCGCTCTAGTAGGTCAAGCTGTTATTCCTATTCCTGTTGTCGGTGCTATGTTAGGAGCCGCTTTTCTTGGTGGTAGTGGAAGCTTACTTGAAGAATTTTACGAAATATCAAAAGGATTTTCAGATCAAACTCCAGAAGAAATAGCTAAACAAACTGGTAAAGAAGCTTTAATAGCAGGTGCATTTGAAGGAGCAGGTCAGGCTGTATTTAAAATTTTAGGAAAAGTTTTTGGTGGACCTACTGCGTCTAAGCTTCCTCAATCAGAACGTGACGCAATAATGAAATCTATAGATATGGGAATAGATCCTAGTTTAGACCAAATGGGGGGGAACGCTCTCTTAGCCAGACAACAGGCTATGTCCGAAAATATCTTAAAATCTTCACCTAGATTAGTGAAGAATAATGCAGCTATTAATAAAAAAATAGATGAATTGTATTCCAAGGCTGGAGTTGGTGTAGGTAATTCAGATGATCTTGGTGCAGCATTAAAGCAAGCATCAGAGGACGGAAATACTGCATTACTAACTCAAGCACGAGATGCAAGTAATGACGTTATAAAGCATATGACTGATTTGTCAGATGAAGTGGGAAGAGCCGCAATAAAAGATGTGCAAATAAATGATGATATATTTAGTGCTTTAACTCAATCGTTTAAACATTTTGATGACATACAAAATAGTTATTATAAACAAATAGATGATATAACCGCTACTGCATTAGGTCAAAAAGAAATAATTCCAATAGGTAATCTTAACAATTTATTATCCAGGGACGTTGCTGGTTACAAATATTTAGTAGGAAAAACAAGCCAAAATTTAGAAAAAGATATTATAGACACATTTTCTGCTGAAGGGATTGAAGGTTCAAAAGCATCTTTTGAACAACTATATAGGGCTAGAAAATCTTTAAGTGACATCAGGATGCAAAATGGTGGAGAGTCTGGAATTAATCGGATGACTACTAAATATATAGATGAAATAGACGGTATTTTATCTGCATCAAATTTATCAGACCTTACTGTAATTCCAATTCAACAATTTTCTGGATTAGGAAAAGGATCGAGAAATACGTTATTAGCCGCTACAAAATCTATTAAAGAAGCGAGAGAACAGTTCTCTAAAGGTATGGCTCAATTTGATTCTTTAAGAGCAACCACAATCTATAAAGATATAGCGGCAAAAGTAAGAAACGATATAGAAGTAGACCCCTCTGAAATAATGGAACAATTAATAAAATCTAATAGCCCGCAACAAAATTTATCTCGTTTAAATAGTCTTAAACAAGTTTTTGATGGCGCGGCTAAAAGAGCTGGAACTACTAGTCTTTATGAACCATTTAAGAAAAGAATGGCGGGAGAATGGATAAGAACTAATTTAGAAAAATCTATTAAAGCTAACGCTCCAGAAAAATTCTCAGGAAAAACTTTTGCACAAGCATATGATAAATTAGGAAAATCAGCCGATGAATTTTTTGGTGCAGATGCTCAAGCAGTAAAAAAATTATCAGAACAAATGGATGCTTTGTCTTTAACAGATTTAAATCAAAGCGTAATAGATGATGTAATTGCAAAAGCTGGTGTAAACTCAGCAGGAATAAATTTATTAAAAAATGTAATAGGAAAACAAAAAGAATTAACTACTTTTAACAAAAATTCTGTAATGAAAAAACTTAGAGATGGTAATTTAGAAGAATCAGAAGCCGCTTTAGTTTTAGCTAATCCTAACACTTCAGCTCAAGATATGTCAAAAGTAATGACTTTATTAAGTAAACAAAAATCAGGATCAAATAAATCTTTAGAAGACGTGCAAAGATTTTATATGGATAATATAGTAGGTGATTTTCCAGATAATTTCTTAACAGACCCTAAACAATTTAGACTTTTTGCTGATAGATTGTTAAAAGACTCTGATGAAGCAGTAGTTGCAGGATCTACCGTAAAATTTGGAAAATTAGAAATAATTTACGGAAAAGAAATGGCAGAATCTATGAGAGATTTTGGAGAGGTTTTAAAACTTAATTCTAAATCTGCCGATGCAGGTAAATTAGTCGCCGCTGGTATCGCCGCTAGTCCTTTACAAAATTTAGATAGAATAGCCAAATTTTTTGTTTTAGGAAGAATGTTTTCTCTTCCTACTTTTTATTCGAACTTTGTAAAAGCTTACAAGGCAGATGCAAAGGGAAAAAGCGGTTTAGCCGCCGAAAATCTTAAAAAACAACTTCTTGTTAGGAGTATAAGTCAAACTATGGGATTGTTAGGAGTTTCCGCAACAGGAGAAGGTATAGACCAAGCAAAATCATTAGCTAGTAATCTTACGAATGATCTTACAAATGAAATTGCACCAAAGCCAACACCAACAAGAAACACTCCAGTTCCAAATGTTCAACCAGGAGCTTTGGAAGACTTACCCTATAAAGTAGTTCCGCCATCCCCACTAAGTGCTAAAACTTCTATACGCCAAAGGGCGATGGGAGATCCAACAATAGCGGCGACATTACTTGGCGGTCTTGGTAGTGCGAGTTTATTAAACCGTCCTTAGTCTTCGAGTACTGACTCGATTCCATATCTATTTTTAGTTTCTGGAAATGGTTGCATTGGCCTGACGTTTTCATAAGCTTGGTCTACAAGCCTAGAAAGTTGTCTTCCTATTGATCTGTCTTCTACATCAGCAACATGGACAAGTTTGTCGTAAGCACTTAGAGTAAGGCTCACCGATTTATATTTAAGTGGATTTGGCATATAAGGATTCCTTTAAAAAATGTTAGTAAAAGCACCATATAATCCCAGAAGATTTGGGTCAAGGTCTAAATACAATAATAAAAAGGTAACCATAAACGGTATAAAGTTTGATTCTAAATGGGAGTCTGAGCGTTACCTATATATAAAGGCTTTAGAAAGAGCTGGAACAGTAAAAGATTTAGAATTACAGGTACGTTTTGCATTAGAAGTAAATAGAGAAAAGATTTGTACTTATATTGCGGATTTCAGGTACAAAAAGCAAGATATGAACGGAATTTGGACAGAAATTGTGGAAGACGCTAAAGGCGTTGAGACACCTGAGTTCAAATTAAAAAAGAAGCTGATGAAAGCTTGTTTAGGTATTGAGATATATTTAAGTAAAAAAACCTCTTGACACATATGCTACGTTGTGGGATTAATGTTCCCGTGAACGAAACAAATATCAAGGAGGTCATAAAATGGATGGTGTTGAGCTATTCGAAAGACGCGAAGAATTACGTTATATCGTAAAAGATCTAAGCGCAGAACTAAAAGAAATTGATGAAAAGCTAGAAGATTTATTCTTACAAAAGTCTCGTGATACTTTGAGATCGCTGGGTAAAGACTTTGGCACAGCTACTATTGCAGAAGGCAACAGTAGGTTTAAAATTAACATTCCTAAAAAAGTAAAATGGGACAATGATATGTTAAAGGAAGTGTTTGAGGGAATGAATCCTGATGATGCTAACCACTTTGCAAAAGTAACATTTTCTGTAGATGAGCGAGTTTATAATGCGGCTCACAAAGAAATCAGGGATCTTCTTGAACCCTGTAGAGTTACTGAAATGGGTAAGTTTAAAATTGATAGAGAGGAATCTTAAATGAAATTACAAATTATTTCTGCTGACGAGCGCATGAAAGAAAAGCGTGGTCACAAGATTGTAGTATGTGGTCAGAGCGGTGTAGGTAAAACTACACTTGCTCGAACACTGGACTCAGATAAAACTTTGTTCATGGATTTAGAGGCTGGAGATGCCGCTATTGAGGGCTTGCCTATTGATGTTATTCGTCCAAGAACTTGGCCTGAGTGTCGTGATCTAGCGTGTTTCTTGGGTGGTGGAAATCCATCCTTGGCAGATGAGTCTGCATATAGTCAAAAGCATTTTGAATATGTATCTGCTCAGTATGGTGATCGTGAGGCTATGATGACAAAGTATGATACTTTGTTTGTTGATAGTATTACAGTCGCAGGGCGTTTGTGCTTTCAATGGTGCTTACAGCAACCCGAATGTCATTCTGACAAGAGTGGTAAGTTAGATACCAGAGCCGCCTACGGTTTACACGGTCGTGAAATGATGTCGTGGCTTACACATCTACAGCATATTCGTGAGAAAAATGTTATTTTCGTGGGTATCTTAGATGAGTACACAGATGACTATAACAGAAAGCAGTATAACCTTCAGATTGAGGGTGCGAAAACAGGAAGGGAAATGCCAGGTATTGTTGATGAGATAATTACGATGGCAATCCTAACTGGAGAAAATGGACAGTATCGTGCGTTTGTGTGCGATCCATTAAATGAATGGGGCTATCCTGCGAAGGATAGGTCTGGCAGGCTCGAAACTCTCGAAGAGCCTCACTTAGGTAAATTAATTGCAAAAATGGGTAGCGGAAAACCACAGTCTGAAAGACCTTTGGTATTTGTTGATCCTAAAAATCAAAATTCAAATGAAGGGAAAATTAAAGATGCTTAATTTAAATAATACACCTGTTGATGAATCAACAAAAGAGTTTGAACTTATTCCACACGGAACTGTAGTTCGTGCAATTCTCTCATTAAAACCTGGAGACATGGAAGTTCCTGAGTTTGGTAGAGGTAACTGGTTTAAACAATCGTCGAATACTGGAGCAAAGTGGACTCAGTTAGAACTAACTGTCTTCGGTGGACCATATGATCGTAGAAAAGTTTGGGACAATATCTTTGTAGATGGTTCTAAAATGGGCCAAAGCGGTATCCCAGTGGCTAAAGAGATTGGTCTAAGAACTCTTAGATCTATCATCGAAAGTCATAATAATCTTGATCCTACGGATATGTCCGAAGCGGCACAATCTAAACGGCAAATCTCAGGTATTGACCAGTTGAATGGCATGGAAATCTGTGTTAAAATTAAGGTCGAAAAAGGCACAAATGGGTACGCAGATCAAAATAAAATGTTAGTGGTTCTTACTCCGAACTCAAAAGATTTTATCTCTGGTGGTGCGGCTCCTATTAGTAGCCAAGCTCCTCAACCTCAGTCCACAGCAAGTGGTCCTGTTCCTGATTGGGCTAGATAAAAGGCTAAATGTGAGTGGCTAAGGTGTTTATGACCACGCCGATTCACACTCTGACGAGGGGCAGAGTGCCACAAACCCCTCACCATTCTCTCCATTCCAACTAGAGGTTAATTATGATACTAAGACCATATCAAGATGTAGCGGTATCAGACGCATCCAAAGCTTTAGATGACAGAAAGAATACAATCGTTGTCGCTCCTACAGGTGCAGGAAAAACGATTATGCTTTCTGCTTTAATTGGTAAGAGATACAAAAAAGGTAATCGTGTCCTAGTTCTACAGCATCGTAACGAGCTTGTAGAACAAAACATGATGAAGTTTAGTAAAATAAATCCATCTATGAAAACTAGTATTGTCAATGGTACAGTTAAAAACTGGGATGGTGATGCAGTTTTCTCAATGATTCAGACGTTATCAAGGGATAACAATCTGTCTAAAAGACCTAAGTTTGACATGGTAGTGGTAGATGAAAGTCATCACGTTGCCGCTGATACTTATAAAAAAGTAATCAATGCCGTTAGAGATGATAATGAATATTCAGAGATTGTAGGATTTACTGCCACGCCTAACAGAGGCGATGGAAAAGCATTAAAAGGTATATTCGATAATTGCTCACATCAGATTGAGCTAACCACCCTCATTAGAGAAGGATTTTTAGTTCCGCCAAGGGCGTTTGTAATTGATGTTGGAGTTAAAGATAAACTAAGTGAAGTTCGTAAACTGGCAAACGAGTTCGATATGGAACAAGTCGAAGCCATAATGAATAGAACTATTATTAATCAGCGAGTGGTTCAAGAATGGCTTGATAGATCAGGGGATAGAAAGACTGTTGTATTCTGTTCTACTATCAATCACGCCAATGCGCTGCTTGATGAGTTTTTAGCTGAAGGTATAAATGCAGAAGTTGTAACAAGCGAAACACCTAAAAAAGATAGATCACAGATTTTGCACGATTTAGAACATGGCGATGTTCAAGTTGTAGTAAACGTAGCAGTTTTAACTGAAGGTTTTGATGCTCCACCAGTGTCGTGCATTGTGCTGACAAGGCCATGTTCTTACAAATCTACAATGGTTCAGATGATTGGTCGAGGTCTAAGGATTATTGATCCAGAACTTTATCCTAATACAATTAAAAAAGACTGTTTGGTTTTAGACTTTGGAACGAGCATCATCACTCACGGTGCTTTAGATGAGGGTGTAAACTTAGCGGGAAACGAAAACGATGGTGCTGAAGGTGTAGCTCCAACTAAAGAATGTTCTAATTGTGGTTGGATTGTTCCTCAAAACTCTCGTGTTTGTCCTAACTGTGGTCATCTGTTCGAGGGGCAAGATAAGTCTGAGCTACATGACTTTGAGTTAACTGAATTTGATCTGATGCAACTGTCACCATTTAGATGGATAGACATCTTTGGTAACGGCAATTGCATGATGGCAACTGGATTTGACGGATTCGGAATAGTGGCTACAATAGGTGATAACTCAATAGGTCTTGTGAAGTCTCAGAATGGACGCTTAAAGGCTGTTGCGATTGGTAGCAAAGTACAGGCTACTTCTGCCGCAGACGACTTCCTGAGAGAGATTGAGAGCAGTAAAGCAGCTAACAAAAGCAAGAGGTGGTTAAATGATAGAGCTACACCAAAACAAATGGAACTTTTAAAGAAAAATAATGTTGAAATCAACTTTATGGATTTCTCCTGGACAAAGTATAAAGCCGCCTGTTGGTTGAATTATCTTTGGAATAAAGATGGAATAGATAAAATGGTTAAGGAAATGGGTTATGATAAGAAATAATCTTTTAGATGCGGCTAAAGCAAAGATTAATGTTGATAGAGCTGATGTCTACGGTGATGCAAAGTTAAATCACAAGAGAATTGCAGATGGTTGGAACGTCATCATAAACTCTATTGATGGAGACATTAATGAGGGCCATGTGGTTCTAATGATGGATTGGTTAAAGACATCTAGGTTGCTAGAGTCGATGCACCATCAGGACAGTTGGGAGGATAAAATTGGCTATTCAGCTCTAGGTGGAGAATTTATGATAAAGGAAGAGCAAGATGCCAAGGTTTAAGATGAATGTTTTTTTAATTAGTGAAAACACTGAAGGAGAAATATTTACGAATGAATTTAAAATGATTTGTTTTGTTAGGAATAGTTACGACGACCAGGAAGTAGCTGATCGTGCTGGAGAAATAACTAACGATTATATATTAAAATCTAAAAATAATGTTCTGTTTGGCTCTTGTTTTTATTCAGCTAGAAAAGATGACAAACCTTACAATTGGGAGATGTTTTCTTTTAAAGACAAAGGCCTTGACGAAAAGTATACAGAAAGAGATTTACGTCATATGATAAAATTATACACTCCAATTGAGTATATTAAAAAATTTAAATTATTTTCCAAAAAGGAAATGCTTACTAACAACAAACGAAAATTACATTAAGGGGGATACATGACTGATAAAATAAGTCCATTTAAAGAAATAGGACATGTGTGTAAGAAATTTGGTTGGGAAACTAAATTATGTGAAATGTCTCAAGAGCAAATAGAAGTATTAATTTATGCAATACAGCAAACAACACCAATCGAGGAGGAAATTTCCATTGATAGACTTGAAGAGAACTACTTTAGAATCACAGGAAATTGGCCGACAAACAGCACCATCATCCCGTTCTAAAGATTTAGAGAATCAAATCTCAGACGCAGTAGACGAGAAGATCGTTGAGAATAATAAAAAAATACCGAAACGCAACTATATAGGCGCTTCGTCAATTGGTGAGGAATGTAGCAGAAAAATACAATATAGGTTTATGAACTATCCTTCTGATCCAGAAAGGGAATTTACTGCAAAGACATTGCGTATTTTTCAGTTCGGACATGAGATCGAAGATTACGCGGCTAAATGGTTGCGTGATGCAGAGTTTGATTTAAAAACAGAAGATAAGTCTGGAAAGCAATTTGGGTTCGCTATAGCAGAGGATCAAATAAAAGGTCACATAGATGGTGTTATATTATCTGGGCCAGTACCTATTGGGTATCCTGCCTTGTGGGAAAACAAATCTGCGAATGATAGAAAGTTTAAAGAGTTTGTAAAGCACGGTGTTGCTAAAACAAATAAGGTTTATGCGACTCAGATAGCACTCTATCAAGCCTACATGGATCTTACGGAAAACGATTGTTTATTCACAGTTGTTAATAAAAATACCAGTGAAGTTTACTATGAGTTAGTTCCGTTTGATAAAAAACTTGCTCAAGAAGCAAGCGATAAGGCAGTAGACATCTTGACTAGTATAAAAGCAAATGACATTCTACCTCGCATAGCACAAAGTAGAGATTTCTTTTTATGCAAATTCTGCGAGTATCAAGACTCGTGTTGGGGAGAAGAACTGAAATGAAAAAAGTGGAGGGTGAAATGTCGGTAAACATCACCCTCCTAGATTAAAACGAACTTTATGTGGTGGGTACAGAATAATGGTAGTAATAAGACTTAGCAATACTAAATCCAGTAATTTAGCAGAAGAAATCAGTGACAAAGTGCCTCGTAGCATACAGTTGCAAGCACTGGTGGATACATACCCAAACGGTGTTATCAGAGGCACTCAATTTGAGATCGGATCGCTAAACGGTGAGGTCGGAAAATCTCTAAAAATTTCTGTAGATTCTAACCGTGCTGACTTTATGCAGGGTATGGATTTTAGTACCAGTGAGGGTATCGGAGGTATCGCAAAGATTATGATGGAGGGTCGAGGAATGACCCTGAGAGATGTTACGGAATATTTTAGTGACTATTTAGATGGGCCAGAATACACCAGACCACCAGAAAACCCGATAAAACCTAATTTAGATGCGCCAGCTCCAGCTAAAGCTAAAGTTCAGATAGATATTAACACTCCTTTTGATGGTGAGCATTTCTATGTATCGGAAGATGGTGAGATCATTTGCTCTGTCCGTAGATACATATCCAAAGATGATTCGGGTGAGATTATGCGAGGATCGGACGGCAAGGCCAAAAAAGAATTTAGACAGTTCTCAGGTCAAAGCACATATCCTAAAATGCCCGAAACTCGTCCCTTGTACAACATTCCAGACATTCTGGAAGCAGAGCGCGTTATCTGGGTTGAAGGTGAGAAATGTGCAGATGATCTAAAAGCTATGGGCTACACAGCAACCTGTAACTTAGGGGGTGCAGGTATGTTATCTGTTAAGTCAGCTCCAAGTTACGACTTCTCTCCATTACAGGGTAAACAGGTTATTATCTGGCCTGACAATGATAGTGCAGGCATAAAGATTGCAAAGTTAGTCCAAGATTTATCCTCCAAAGCAGGG